AAAACCAATGAAGTGTATTAAAGCAATCAAACCATCCAAAGGGGTGGAAGTAGGTGACATCAAAAGAGTTGATGACAAAACCGCTTACAACATGGTAGGAAGTATGTGGGCATACATTCCTAAGTCGGAATATAAAGCTCAGTTTGCTAAAACTGCCGATGAACCAAAACAGGAAAAGAAATCAAATCCAAAACAAATGGATGGTGTTCAAAGTGAAGAACCATTTGTAAAAACAAGAAAAAAATCTAAGTAATGGGAAACGTAAAGAAAAATTTGGTGGAAATGCTTTTGTTAGAGGCACAAGCACAAAAATCTAAAGCGTTGTTATCTTTAGAGTTATTAACCAACCACGCGGTTGGAATCGGAGACCATTCAACAGGAGATTTTTATAAAAATGCTGAAGAAGCTCTTCAGATGTTGGTCGATGCTGATGACAAGATAGATGCATTAACAAAATACTTTTCATAATAAATCTGATGAATAAAATTCTCAAAAAACTTGATTGGTGGATTGATTACTATTTTGTGTGGATGTTATACAATGGAAATAAATCTCATCGATACATCGAGTATATGGAAAAAAAGTGGGGAAATGAATCAAAATGAAGAGATAAAACATTGTGACGGTGTAAATTTGTCCCAAACTTATAAAACATTTTTATGGTTGTGGTCTAAGTGTGGAACAACTCATATGAAAACTGTATTAGATAGATTTGATTTTAAATTTTATCAATTAAAAAATAACAAGCTTTCACTAAAAAATAGTTCCATAGTTCACGAACATAATTGTATTATTTTTCCTGAGCATGAAAATTATAAACTTCTCGCGGCAATTAGGAACCCATACTCCAGATTTTTTTCAGAATTTGTTTCAACAAATAACAACGAAAAGTTTGAATCTAATCCACAAAATAAAGATAAATTTTCAATTCATTTGGAGAATATACTTATGAGAGGATATAGGCTTTCTAATAACTGTTGTGATTTTTTTGATAGAAAACCTGATTATCCTATAAGGGTTGAAAATCTTTTCGAAGATTATAGTAAGATTCCTTTTATTGTTGATAGTGATTATTACAAAAGTGGACGTTTGGAAGAAATTACTAAGTCTAAAATTAATGATTCGAACAACTACGAGGGTTTGTGGAAAAATTACTATACTCAACAAACTGCGGATATGGTTTATTATAGAATGCCGAGGTATTTTGAAATATTTGGGTATGACAAAAACTCATGGCTCGAATAACAAAATGGTTAAAATAACACACATTTCAGATACGCATGGCTCACATCCCGAATTAAAATTTAGTGGAGGAGATATTTTTATACATAGTGGAGACGTTTTTGATTTTAAAGGAAAGTTAACAGAACAAGATGTGTTAAAATGGTTTAAAAGTTTACCATACACATATAAAATATTAGTTCCCGGTAACCATGACCAAAAAACTCAAAACATGAAAAATGAGAACAATTTTTTTATATTGAATAATGATATTTGTGAAATTTTAAATCTTAAAATATATGGATTCAGTGTCTGTTTAAACGAAGTGCCTGTGAAAAACGCATACAACACTTTCAAAGACGAGGATATTGAAAAAATAGCTAAAGATAATGTAGTGGATATATTAGTAACTCACGGACCCCCAAAAGGAATTCTAGATACAAAAAATGGACAAAGTATTGGTTCTTTGAGTCTGAAAAAATATGTGGAAATAAAAAAACCAAAATATCACTTATTTGGTCATGCACATCATTCACCAGGAATATATTCAAATGGGGAAACAATTTTTATAAACAATAGTATTGTTCATTATGCGTATCTTGGCAATGTTGTGAATAAACCGATTGATATTATGGTGGATAATTAATAAATTTAAAAGAAATGGTTGAAAATTCTAACATAAAAGAAATGGTAAATGGACCTGCTCACTATGGCGGGGTAGATAATCCATACGAAGTAATTAAAGTGTGTGAGGCTTGGGGATTGGACTACGATGCCTACTTATTCAACGTGGTTAAATATGTTGCAAGAGCGGGAAAAAAAGATGATACCAAAGAATTGGAGGATTTAAAAAAAGCGGCATTTTATTTAGATAGAAAAATTAAAAACTTGGAGAAATGATTATTTGGTTAACAGGGCAACCTGGCTCAGGTAAGACAACAATATGTGAGGAAATTCTTAGAATTAGAGATTATAGAGTCTTTCATATCGACGGAGATGACTTGAGAAATTTATTCGAAAACAAAGATTACTCAGAGACTGGTAGACGTAAGAATATTGAACTCGCACAACAAATAGCACAATACCTTCATAACAAAGGTAAAGATGTGTTAGTGTCTTTGGTTTCCCCCTACAAAGACCAAAGAGATAAGTTCAAAGAAAAGATGGGGGATAATCTTGTTGAAGTTTATATTCACACGACTGACGTAAGAGGTAGAGAAAACTTCTTCGTTAAAGAATATGAAGCACCAACAGAAAAATACCTTAGCATTGACACAACAAATGAAAGTATTGAGGAATCAACAAAAAAAGTATTAGATTATGCAAAAAATTCACGTTGAGGGTGACCCCAAACTCAAAAACACAGGGTCAAAACAATATTCGATGTTTATTGGAAGATGGCAACCTTGGCATGATGGACACAGATGGTTGATAGACCAAAGATTAAATGAAGGTAAGAATGTTCTTATTTGTATTAGAGATATAAAACCTGATGAAAAAAATCCATTTTTTGCTCACGAAGTTCATACGAATATCCTGAAAGAACTTTGGCAATTGATAGGTCAAGAAAGGGTTAAAGTTATGGTCATACCTGATATAGAATCCGTAAACTTTGGAAGAGGTGTTGGGTATGACATCATAGAACACATCCCACCTCAAGAGGTTGGTGAAATATCAGCAACAAAAATTAGGGAACAATTAAAACAAGAAGGAAAATTATAATGGAAAATTACACAGGAAAGGTTATCAATGGTGATTGTATCAAGGTTATGTCGGAAATGCCTGAATCATTTGTGGATTTGATTGTGACATCACCACCTTATGGTGTTGGTATTGCATACGATTCTTTTGATGATGACATGGAGTTCGACCAATACAAAGTCTTTAGTGCGAATTGGTTAAGGGAGGCATATAGAGTATTGAAAGATGATGGTAGGATTGCCATTAACATTCCTTATGAAATTAACAGACAAGATAAAGGTGGAAGAATCTTGATGGTCTCTGAGGTTTGGCAGATTATGAAAAACATTGGATTCAAGTTTTATGGTATTGTTGATTTGGAGGAAGATTCTCCTCACAGAAGTAAGACCACGGCTTGGGGTTCATGGATGTCTCCATCAGCCCCCTACATCTATAACCCAAAGGAGTGTGTTATTTTAGCTTACAAGAAAACACATATTAAGAAAGTTAAGGGTGAGCCCGAATGGGTTGGTGAGGTTATTGACTTAGAACAAGAGGATGGAACAACCAAAAAGAAAACTGTTTATCAAGAAGAACATAAGAAAGAATTTATGGATTTGGTTTATGGTCAATGGGATTATTTTGCGGATACAAAACAAATGACAAAGGCGACTTTCTCATTGGATATCCCAATGAAAGCTATCAAGATTTTGACTTACAGGAATGATTTGGTTCTTGACCCTTTTGCTGGTAGTGGAACAAGTTTATGTGCCGCTGAGATAGGAGGAAGACGATGGATTGGTATTGAACTTAGTGAAAACTATACCAAAGTTGCCAAGGATAGAGTCCAACATTTTATTGATAAAAACAAACAATCTAAATTAGATTTTAAAGAAGGGGTAAATTAACCCCTTTTTTTATTGTTGTTATATTTATAAGAAAACTATTCGATGAAAGAAGAACTAATTAAAAAATTGATGCAGATTCAAATCCAATGGAAATTTTTACATTGGCAAACATTTGGAGACGCTAAACACAGATTATATGGTGAGATTTATGATGGATTAGGTGATTTGATTGATGAGTTCACAGAAACAATGATGGGTAAATATGGAAGACCCGAATTCGAGCCTGAGTTTGGTCTAATGTTTCAAGATATCACAGCGCTGAGTATTCAAAACTTTATGGATGGTATCACTGAATTCTTGGTAGGAATGTCTGACCAACTTGATGGTAGATATGATACTGACTTATTAAACTTAAGAGACGAGATGTTAGGTCTAATCAATAAATCAAAATACTTACTAACTTTAAAATATTAATATGGCAAAAGTAATTAGACTCACTGAAGCTGACTTAACTAAAATTGTTAAGTTGGTAATCCAAGAACAAAGTGAGGAAAGAAAACACACATTGGCAGTTCAGAAATTCTTGAACGATAAAAGAGTTTTGAATGCTAAATTGGTTGAAGATGGAAAAACTGGACGAAACTCGGAAACAGAAAAAGCGATAATGAAACTTCAAGACATTTTAAAAGTTTATCCTACAGACGGAACTTGGGGAGAAGATACAGAAGATGCTTTAGAGGAGAAAAAACCTGAGTGGTATAAAATTTGGAAGTCATATAAACCAGGTTGGTTCTCATTCTAAATGAAGAAATTAATTAAGGAGACGGGTATAAGAGACATTTCGGCTTTGAGGAAGAGATATCCCAAGGCCGAAATCTATTTTCACCAAGACTTGGATGGTGTTACTACAGCAATCGCAATGAAGAAATACCTTGAGAATAATGGTATTGATGTTGTGGGAGCACATATTATCCAATATGGTGATAAAGAATTTGCGGTCAAAAAGAATGATGCTGAAGGTGATGTCATGCCGGTTTTAGTTGATTTTGCACATGGTAAACCAATGTTCAAGATTCACACAGACCACCACGATAAACAAGTTGGTGCTGAAAAAGGAACATCAAAATCATTCAGACAAGCTCGTTCGAACGTTGAAACAATCTCACAGGTTGTATCACCAAAAGACTTATTTCCAAGTTCTGATATTTTATTAATTAATACGGTGGATTCTGCCGATTTTGCTAAACACGGACTATCTGCAGAAGATGTTGTTAACTATCTATTCAGATTCGATAAAGAAACTCCACTCCAAAAGAATAAAATGCTTCTTGGTTTTGTTATAAACAAACTATTGTTGGCATTCAAAAACAAACCAGGATTTTTGGAGGGTTTAGTAATGAACTCTGAACCATCACTACTTTCAATTCTTACAAATATCAAGTCTTGGATGAAAGCAACAAACGCACCAAAGCCAAAAGAATTACAAAAAAATGCAGAAGATTATGCGCAAGCAATGAAGGACTTTCCGAAAGTCAGCGACAATATTATTTTCCAATACGGTGGGGGTAGTATGTTTAAACCTGGGTCTTATGATAGGTATACCCCATTTAGAAATAATCCTGAGGCAGACTTTCTCATCATGGCATGGCCGCTTGGGTTATTACAGGTTTCTTGTAATCCGTTCAAAAAGAACAGGGAACTTAAAGGTGTTAATCTTGGGGAAATCGCTCAAGAAGTATTGGGAAAATGGGAAGGTCAACTCAAAGAAAAGAAAATACCTTTATCGACTATCAAATGGATTAGTGAAACTTCGGTCAATCCCGAAAGTGTTGGGTTCACGTTCAAAGACTTTGATGCTCTTTATGGTGGGAAGTTTATGATGATGGACGGTGGTGAAAAGGTTTTGGACCAAATCAAAGATATGATGGATAAACCATTCACAGAACTTACGGAAGAACAAAAAGAAATGTTGGACAAAATCGGTATCAATGCTTGGGATTTAATTCAATCTCAATCAGGAGGACACAAATGTATCACAAACATATCAGGTCTTAATTACTTGGGAAGAGCTAAAAGACCTCCATCAGGTTCATACAAATACGACCCTGAAAGAGAAGATGCGCCTTATATTAAATTCTTAAAGATGTTATCTGAAGAATTTAGAAAGAAGTTGTTAGAAAAGATTGAAGAATCTAAGCAATCAGTTGAAACTCCGGAATAATTTTGTATTATTTGTCTATGGCAAATAAAGTATATACTAAGAAAGGTGACGACGGAACAACAAGTCTGTTGTCAGGACGAAGAGTCTCCAAAACAATTCAAGAAATTAAGGCGGTTGGTTCATTAGATGAACTGAACTCATTTGTAGGGTTACTCAGAAGTGAGATATTAGATATTAACGGACTCTTCGAAATCATTCAATGGAATTTATTCAATGCTGGTTCAATGATTATCAACGACAATAATATTGAACTGACAGAAGTAACTCAAGAAGATATCAAATCACTCGAAGAAGCTATGGATACAATGAATAAAGAATTACCCGAACTTAAAAATTTTATTTTACCAAAGGGGAGTAGGTCAGTTGCCACAGCACATATCTGTAGAACAATTGCAAGAAGAACTGAAATTGAAGTTCTTGAATGTAAGGTTTTGGATAACTTTATAAAACTTCACCCGATATCAATGTATCTAAACAGACTGAGTGATTACTTTTTCGTCTTAGCAAGATATATTGCTCACAAAGAAGAGGTCAAAGAAACGATTTGGAAGAATTAGAATAGATATTCAACTGTATCTCCTGGTTGGATGTTCAAATCTTCACAGCTCCCACCTTCTAATTCTAATACGATATTCCCTCTACCACAATAAGAAGGACAATCATCATCATTACAAGGAGGGCAGTCATGATGGATGTTAACAATGACATTATTTTTAATCATTATGATATCCAAAGGAATGATACAGTTCTTCATCCAAAAACATTGTTTCTTTCCACCCATAAGAAAAAGAAGACCATCAAACGTAGAATCGAAAGTTTTTCCCATCATTCCAATAGATTGGGATTTTTTATCAATTAAAGTTTTGATATTAAAAATATTTTGATTAATTTTGACCTTCATATACATATAAATACTATGGATAAAAAAAGATACGTCGGAGTGGCCGTTAAATGTAAAAACAAACTTCTTCTCTGTAAGAGAAATAACTTGGGTTCATTCCCAGGAATGTGGTCCATACCTGGCGGTAAACTTGAGGATGGAGAAACTACCCAAGAGGGTGCTCGAAGAGAATTCTTTGAAGAAACCGCAATTAACATCGATGACAAAGAACTCCAATTTGTTGGGTTAATTCCTCGTCACACAAGAGATGGTAAAAAAGTTAAGGGTTTAATGTATGTTTATCTTTTAAATGTTGATGATGAGATTATGCCTGACTTGGTAAATGCAATTGATGGTGAAGAACATACCGACGCCAAGTATTTCCCAATCGAAGAGATT